AGTCGGCTGCGATCCCCATTGACGAATCGTCGCTCTTTGGCGTCAAGACTCCAGGAGTGCAGCGGTTCCTCACCAACATCGACCTGCCGCATGAGTCGCTGCTGAACCTGTTCACGCCAGGCGTAGGCAACACGTTTGCCAGGCGAGTGTCGGACTCGCTAATGAAGACGGGCTCCAACATCTTGGGCCAGTCCAACCCGATCCTGAAGGGCCCGCTAGAGGGCGTGCTGAATCGCCAGTTCTACAGCGGCCGGCAGCTGAGCGATCTCTACAGCATGCTGGAGCATGACCTTGGCTCGCTCAATCCATACCTGGGGCCGTGGGGCCGGACGGCTGAGCAGATCCTGGTGAACGCTCCCGGCGGCTCGCGACTACTGGGCCTGATGCGTCAGGTCCGCGACAACCGCATCAGCCCTGCCGAGCGTGCGGCCAAGCTGGCGTTCAACACGCTGACGGGCATGAAGTTCCAGGACGTTGACCAGGACAAGACGCTGCGGCTCGCGGCACGGACCACGCTCAACGATCTGCTGGATGCGGCCCCAGGCGTGTCCACCTACGAGAACCTGTTCATCAAGCCCGAGGACCTGGTCAAGCTCAGCGACACGGAGCAGCGGCAGTATTTGCTCTATCGCGTCCTGCAGTCTGAGGCCGCGAAACGGGCCCGGGACCAGAAGAAGACGTTGGAAAACCCATTGGCTCAGTTTGGCATTTCATAGGAGAGCATCATGCAACGTCGCGCCCCGTCAGTCCCCCCACCGCCTCAGCCGCGAGGGTATGTGAATGCGAGCAGGGGCAGCCATGAGCTGTACCATCCCGAAGAGCGTGACCCATGGCATGACGACGAGTCAGCATCTGTTCCTCCGAGGCTTACGGCACAAGAGATGGCTATGGCGTTGCGTGCCCAGGCATCTGAGCAGCAGGGGCAGTATCTCAGCGACACAGTGTCGGGCGATCAGATGATCGACGCCATGCGAGCCGAGAGGCTGCTTCAGCGACTGCGTACGTACCGCGAATCATCCGGTCAATACTGACGGCAGGGGCTCCTGGTTCAGGCCCGTCTCCTCTTCGTACAGAAGCTGATCGACGTAGTGGCGTTCGGCCAGGCCCTCTGTCAAATGCCCCAGCACTGCCTTGGGCGACTTGCCCTGGACCTTGGCATAGGTCGCGGCTGAGCGTCGCAGGAACTTCGTTGACGCATCCAGGCCAGCGCTCACCATGCAGGCCTTCACCCACTGCTGGATGGTGTTGAGCGCAGCGAAGTCCCCTAAGATCCGAGTGCGCTTCGGCAGGGCCTTGCACGCGACCAACGCCTCGTCAGTAAAAAGCGCGACATGGGGAGTTGACGTCTTCGATTGGCCCAGATAGATTTTCCGCCCACGTACTTGATCCCACCGGATTTCGATTAGGTCGCCCGCACGCAGGCCTAGCGAATACGCGGTCAAGAACCAGGCGACAAGGAAGTCGGACTTTTGGAGGTCACGGAAATGACCGGGCGTCTGCCGGGCAGCTTCGACTGCCTGACGAATCTCCGCATGCGACAGCGCCCTGGGGATCGGCCTAGGCACCTTGACGCGGCGGAATCCATTCGCTATACACGTGTTCAGCCCTGTGCGATTGGCTTCGCGCATGAGGGTTGTGAGGAGTCTACGGTGATTAGCGACTGTATTGGGGCTCAAATCCCTAAGAGCGGTAGTCAAGTAGGAGTCCACCATTTCGGTGGTGATCTCCTCAACCTGCCAGTCCAGGCGCTTGGTGAACACCAAAAGCTGCTCCAAATAGCCTGGGGAAGCCCCGACGCGGTTGGCGTAGCGTTTTGCGAAATCAGTGAGTAGCATGATGTACCCCGACATTTCCGCATTTCTGAGGTTTGTCAAGGGGCGCGGGCAACTAGCTCAGTTGTCTAGCTGCCTGCGATCCCTTGCCATAGCCGCCACGTGTGTGGCGGCGGCCGTGACCATGCTGGTCATCGGCCACCCTCAGAAGGCTTTTGTCCTACTGAGGGAGGCGACACTTGGTCACAGCCACTGGTAGTTATACGCCCGGCTGCATTGCGCAGCACGCAACGGGCAAGGCCCTTCTGGACCAGGCCGAAATCGACGCGGCGTACCGCCGTGACGATGGACACTTCACGCGGTCGTACGCTCACGCCGTCTTTAAGGGCGGGCCGCTGGCGCAGGAGGCCCTGGACAATGGGGAACAGCTGTTCAGCGGGAACGCCGCCACCGATTTCGGATCGCTGGTTGACCGGGCGATCCCCATGGTGGTGGCGGGGGTGGCTCTGGAGGACCATCTGGCGGTGGTGCCGGAGGAAGTGCTGTCCAACGGGGCTCGCCGTGGCAAGGCGTACACCGACTGGGTTATCGACAACGCAAACAAGTCGATCATCACGGCCGCCGATTGGTGGCGGCTGCAGCGGATCATCCGCAATGTCACGCGGCACCCGGCCGCTAGCGCGATCCTGGAAGCCACAACGGACATGCAGGCGACCTTCCGGCATGTCGATGCCGCCGGGCACCTGCGGAAAGGCCTCGCGGACGGCGTAACGCCTGGCTACCTGTGGGACTTCAAGACCACCAGCAGCGACTGGAAGCAGCTCTGGCGCAGTTGCGTTGACTACGGCTACCTGTGGCAAGCCGCCTGGTACGTGGACGCGGCAATGGCGTGCGGGTGGGACCATCACTCGCTGAAGTTCGTCTTTGCCCAGACCAGTAAGCCCCACGGCGTGCGCGTACTCACGCTGCCGGAGGAGCTGGTGGAGCAGGCCCGTGAGCAGATCCGGGTCACGTTGGATCAGATCCGGCTGCGACGCGAGCTGGGCGTCTACAGCAGCCCGGAGGAGGACGAGGAGTGTGAGCTGGAGTTCCCAGCGTTTCTCAGAGGAGGAGAGTGATGATGGTTGACCATGGATTGCCCGGTCTGACAACGAGCCCCGACACCACCAAGTTGGTGGCGGCGCTGGTGAAGGCTCAGTCGAAGTTCCCTGCCGTCGAAAAGGGCGGCGACAACAAGTTCGGCAAGTACCGCTACATGCGTTACTCCGACATCTGTGAGGCATTGCGTGAGCCGCTGAATGAGGCGGGCTTCATCCTGCCGCAGGTCTGCCTGACCCGCGTTGGCGGTGAGTGGATCGCCGTTGGGACGCTGCGGCACAACAGCGGCGAGTTCGTCACTAGCCTGTGCCCGGTATTCCTGGGCACGGACAAGGAGGGGAACCAGCGGCAGGACATGCAGAGCCTGGGTTCGGCGTACACGTACGCCAAGAAGTACCTGCTCCTGGGCCTGGTGGGTGCGTGGGCCGAGGACGACGACGATGCCCAAAAGGCCATGCCCGTCACCCGGATGAAGGCCGCCAGCCCGCAGGCCCTGAGCCGCGGCCTGGAGATCGAAGACAAGGCCTGCAAGGCCATCGACAAGGCCAAGGACCGGGATGCGGCCAAGCCCATCCTGGACCTGGTCAAGCTGCGTGTGAGTGAGAAGGTCTGCGACCAGTCGGTCTACGACCGTGTTTCGGAGTACGTGAATACCAAGTTTGGAGGTGCGTGATGGCGTCGCTGAATAGCTGTTCGTTTACCGGCAACCTGACCCGGGATGCCGAGGTCCGCGAGGTGGGCGAGTCGGAGGTGGCCGCGTTTGCCATCGCCGTCAACGGCCGCAAGGACGGTGATGTGCTGTTTTTGAACTGCGACCTGTGGCGTCCCGGGAAGGTGGCTGAGTACCTGACCCGCGGCAAGCAGGTGGCTGTGACCGGCCAGTTGAAGTGCCGTGAGTACGAGAAGGATGGCCAGAAGCGTCAGGCCTGGGGACTGGATGTTCGCGACCTGACGCTGCTGGGTTCGCGGGAGAAGGCGGAGGCCTCGTCCCCGTTCTAGGAGGGCACTCAGGGAAGGGTTCGCCAGGAAGGCGGACGGCGAGACATGGATGCGGGCCCGGGGTTGGCAGGACGCCGCCCCGAGGCCCACGCCGGAGGAGGAGGCAACATGCAGGCTAGGGATTACCAGCAGCAGTGCTGCGATGCGATTCTGGACGCCACGGCGAAGGGCTTCACGGCCATCCTGTGCGTCCTATTCACGGGTGCCGGGAAGACGGTGATCTTCTCGCTGCTCGCCAAGATGCTGTTCAACAGCAAGATCCTGATCATCGCCCCCATGCGGGAGCTGGTTTGGCAGGCGGCGGACACGGCCGACCGGATCACGGAGGAGTACACGGACGTTGAGATGGCCGGCTCCTGGGCGGGCGGCAACCGCGTCACGGTGGCGTGCCGCAACACGCTGCTGGCCGGCAAGGAGAAGCGTTACAAGAGGCTCCTGGGCGTGCGGCTGGTCATCGTAGACGAGGCCCACACGCAGTTCTCCGAGCCCTTCCTGGAGATGCTCCGCGAGTTCCAGGCCAACGGGGCCATCGTCATCGGCTTCACGGCCACTCCGTTCCGCATGGACGGCAAGCCGCTGATGAAGTTCTACCAGCACGTGGCGTTCGACTACGGCCTGGCCCAGGGTATCAGGGACGGCTGGTGCGTGCCGCCCCGAGCCCGTGTCGTTCAGTGTGCCGACCTGGACCTGAGCAAGGTCAAGGTGACCGGAGGCGACTACTCAGCCGCCGACCTGGAGATGGTGATCGGCGTCAGTTCCAGGCTCCACCAGTTCTGTCTCACCATCCAGCGGGAGCGTGTTGGCGCGGCCATTGCTTTCCTCCCAGGCGTGGCCAGCGCCCGCGCTCTCGCTGAGATGGCTGAGAAGAACTACGGCATGCGGGCAGCGTGGATCTGCGGCAACGAGTACCTGCAGACCCAGGACGAGCGGAACCGGATCATCAACCAGTACCGGGCCGGCGAGATCGACCTGCTGTGCAACTGTCAGATCGCCACCATGGGCTTCGATGCCCCACTGACGCAGACGATCTTCATGTTCCGGCCGACGAAGAGCCGGACGTTGGCCCTGCAGATTTGGGGCCGTGCCACTCGTCCTCTGCCTGGTGTAGTGGACGGTGCGGAGAACACGCCTGCCGCCAGGATCGCAGCCATCACCGCGAGCGAGAAGCCCTGGTTCAAGATTGTTGACGTCACCGACAGCGTGGAGAACCACTCCATCCGCACGGGCGTGGACATGTTCGCTGAGGAAGGGACGCCGCGGGAGGTCCTGGCTGAGGCTCGCAGGCGTGCGGCCGACGAGGACGCCGAGGCGGAAGACCCGGCCGACCTGCTGGAGAAGGCCGCGGAGGACGTCCGCAAGGCGAAGCTGATCGAAGCCGGGCTGAAGGGCATGGAGGGGCGTGCCGGCGGCAACGTGCATGGCCGCGACGTCTCACTGGACGGCCGCAAGAAAGACATCTCGGAGTACCGGGTCCCGCTGCGTGGGCGGTACGCCGGTCGAACGATGGGAGAAGTTGACGATGACTACATCGAATGGGCCCTTAGAAACCGCAGTCTCGCCGGCTGGCAGCGCTCCTTCTTTGCCAAGGAGAAGGCTAGGCGACGTTCTCTTGTCAGTCACTGAGGACCAGATTGCTGACCTGTTTCATTTGGACGAAGCGTTTCCGTTTGCACCCATGGAGGAGGAGGAGAAGGATGCCGAAAGACCGTCTTGGTGGGAACGAGTTAAGGGTTGGTTCGTCCGGCGTTCCGCTGGCCGTGGCGCCGGCACTGTATCGCAGGGTTTTGATCAACAAGGAGTTGCCGCGGAAGGCGTGGGGCGAGCTGGAGCTGAGCGAGGAAGTGGGCAAGCGGATGACCATGCTGCTCCGCCGGCATGGGCTCCCTACCACAAAGCGTTTGATAGTCCTGTCTCTGGGCTACCCGGACAGGACGTACGCGGAGATCGCAGCGGCCTTCGCCGTCACGGTTGACGCGGTCGAAGAGTGTGCCCGCATGGCCCCGACCATTCGGCGCACGGAGCCCCTCAGCACGGAGCTGTGGGAAGACCTGACCGAGGAGGACGTCCATCCACAGGAAGTGGCGGCGAGGGCCGAGGAAGTCCGCAGCACATGGAGGGGCAATGGCTTGGACGAAAGACCGCTTTCTCAGCGTCTTAAAGATCGCCCACAAGGCGGAGAAGGCGTGGGTGGAGACGCAGCGCGACCGTGGGCTCGCTATAGCGCACGGGGTCAAGCTCGTACTGCCAGACCACAACCCCAAGAAGGACTTCTGTCCGACGCCAGACGCCGTGGCGGCCGTGTCCCTGGAGATCAAGGTTCGCAGCCTGCAGTTCACAGGGCCGGATGACTTCCCCTATCCCACCGTATTCGTTGATGACCTGAACGGACTCAGCCGTGGCAAACCATTCGCCTGGATCTACATCTCCCAGCACACCGGTGCCTGGGTCTGGCTCTCTGTCCTTGACCAGGACGAAAGCTGGACCGAGCAAACCATCTGGGACTCCATGCGGGGATTCAACGTGCCCACGCTCGTCGCCCCGAGCAAGCACCTCAGACACGCCGACGAGCTGTGCAGCATCCTGTTCCGGCAAGACGCCCTGCAGTGGGTGGAAGGAGACGTTGGCGGCTTCCGAGGCGAAGAACCGCCGGCTGACAAGTGCAATCCGGCGCCTAGAGGCAGAAGTCGCAAGGCTCCGAAAGATCCTGGTTGACTCCTGGGGTGACGTCCCAGGGGAAGAGTTGGTGGTCCGCGATAGCAAGGAGGTCCGCGATGAAGATTAGGGAGAACATGGTGGCTGTGAACACGCCGCGGTTCACGCTGCGGGTGTGGGTCAACTGCGGCGACGGTGATCCTGGGTTTGCCCATGACCATGCGGCGATCCAGTCCTACTGCGACGAGAACGCCGAGATGCTGGCGAAGATGCCGTTCGATGGCATCTGCGCTCTGATCTCCGGCGAGTTCCCGCGGACGGCGGCAGTGGAAGTGCTGGACCAGGAGACGCGGTGCGGCGTGTTGCTGTACCCGAACTGGCCATGACACTCCCATGCGAACGAACGCTAGCGGTCCTGCGTGCCCGCAACTTCCTGGTGCGGATCTCCAACGTTTATGTGGAGGGCGGCATCAAGGGGATCCGCACGGAGGTTCGCCAAGAGGCTAGGGCTGTTCTGCGACATTTCCCGCACTGGTTTGATATGGGGCGTGCTGACTGCTTTGACGAGCAGGCCGCAATGCTGTGGGCCAACGAGGAGGACAAGACATGAACGACCGCGACCACTTCGCCGCTGCGGCGCTGACCGGGCTGCTCTCAAACACCCAGCGCTACCAACTGGATCCGCTGACTAGGCAGGCATGGGAGATTGCCGACGCCATGCTCCGCGAGCGGGAGCGAACCGAACAGTCTCCACCCGACTCTGGCAGCGGCGAACCGCTAAGTCGCAGCGCACCAGAGCGGCAGTCACCGGCCAGCGAGCGTGGTGGAGGCCAGCCCCTAGACGTTACGCGGCCCGACAACGGCGAGGCGGCGGGTGGGCGGGGGCAAAATACACAGGAGCCGGTGGCGTGGATTGTCCACAGCGGCGACCTTCGATGGTTTGCGTGGGCGAAGCCTGCGGACGGCCTCTATGACGGCCCAATCATCCCGCTCTACCGCACCCCGCAGACTTGCCCCCACGTTGTTGGCCGCACAACGCTGCACTGCTCGCTGACGCCGTTCGCGCTGACGGCAGAGGAG